GATCACGGCGGCATGATGGCGGTACTGATTGCATCTGGTCGCCCCTTGCTGCGCAGCGGTAAGGCCGCGATCATCACGCCGGCTGAGATCGTGGGCCCCAGCGTCCCGGTCGGCTCGCTGGCGCTGGCCGACTTCGAAGACGACATGACACCTTTTCAGCGGGTCGGCAAAAGCAAGCACATTGCTTTCCATGGCACATGCGACCCTAGCCTGACCTCGGTGCGCGTGCGCGCGATCGTGGCTGAGGACGGGGCGGCGCATACGCAGTGGTACGACGCGCCGGCGTCGAACGGCACGTTCTACTTGATGGTGGACGTACCGCAAGGCGATTGGTGCAAGCAACAAGCCAGCGACGGCACGAACACGGTCACGGCTTCCAATCGCTTCGGCGTCGGCATCATCGGGCTCTTGATCGGCCAATCGAACATGGCAAACCGCCCGGCCGGCGGCTTCAGGTCGCCGCTGGGCGATTCCCGGTCGATCGAGTACAACCGCAGCAGCACGCTGCGCCGGCTCGGCAACTACCGCACGGACAAGGTTCCACCGCCGAATAGCTTCAGCGACGTTTCCGGCTACAACCGGCAACCGGGCTATGTCCAGCAGACGGACGCGCGCGGCGACGGCTATGTGTACGTCGCCAACCTCATCGCGCAGGCGGAGGGCTGCGTCGTCTGCCTGGTCGAGCGCGCTGTCGGCGGTTCGAACATTCTCGACTGGACTGGCCAGGGCTCGCCCGCCAATGACAAATGGCAGCAGGCTGCAACCGCAATCAACGACATTGGCGGCGATTGCGAATTCGCCCTGTGGTATCAGGGTGAATCGAACGCGGCCGCCATGAGCCAGGCGGCGATGGTCAGCAACCTGGGTATCCTCATGGGCCAATGCCACACGCTTACCGGCCGCGATGCTACCAGCTTCCACTTCGGGGTTATCTCGCTCGGGCCTGGCAGCTTCAGCGGATCGACCGAAGGCCAATTCGGCAACATGCGCGCGGCGCACGTCCAGTTCGCGAACAATACCCCGGGGGCGTTCTACGCCGGCGCCGCGCATGATTCGCAAACCAATGACTCGGTGCACATCATCGGCGAGTGTCATGGCCGTGTCGGCGCCCGCAACGCGCTGGCCGTGCTGTCGCGCTTTGGACACGAGGCAGGCGGCGCTGGTCCTCGCGTTACCGGAGCCAGCTACGCAAACGGCTTCGTCGACTTCCAACTGCAGCATAACGGGGGAACGATGATGCGCGATGGCGCGGGCGGCAACGGCGCAGCGCTGACCGGCTTCCAGTTCAAGGACAAAGACGGTATTGCTGTCACCTACGGCGCGACGGGTTTCCCGGCACCCGACCGCATCCGCGTGGCGGTCAACGGCATACCGACAACAGCGAGCTACGCCATGATGAACAACCCGCATAACTCGGACCCGGCTAGCCCACAGTCAGCCCTGGCGCTGGCCTCGATCCCTTGTGACGACGTCGCGGTGCTCGGGTCGACGTACGGATGTCCGCTGCAGCCTTGCGCGCCGATCAACGTTCAAGGGAGCTGACATGCTCGGTTACTCCGTCCTCGGTGTGTCCGTGTTGGGCACAGCCGGGCATGCCAACGCCGAGCCGCCTGAGGTAACGCCGCCAGGTCCGATCGATGTAACAAAGATATCCCCGTCCCGAATTGTCGTCTTCGAAAGCAGCGGGAGCCGCATCACGCCGTTCGGCGGCAGCGGCTCTCGTGCCACGCCTTTTGAGGGCACCGGCAGTCGGATTACTCCCTTTGAGGGTGAAGGAAGCCGCCTGGTGAGGTTCGAATGAATGAAAAAGCACCTTGGAAAGAGGGCGACGACTGGTTCGTCTTCCGCGATCCTGATGAGAAAAGCTACTACGCCGCCGACCTTACCGAAGAATTGATTGATCGCGCCACGACCCCCAAGGCGAGCGGCGCGCTCGAACTGGTGCTGGTCGGCGTCGTTCAGTTGGAGGCGCCGCAGCTCCAGGTCGTGACAGTCGCTGGCGTGCCGCGCACCTACGCGATCGCCTTCTTGGGCGGCATCGATGGCGAGCCTCCGGCCGACTGGAAGTGGACCGCGCGAGTCTCGTGCGCGAACGGTGAGCGCTTCGACAAGACGACCCATTTCCGCCGGAGGGACACCTAATGTATGACGTCAGCAAACTTCCAGCTGTGCGCGTGCAGATAGAGAAGGCCGAGCAGCCGGAGCAGCAACCAGGCCCGGCGCCGGCCGTCGAATACGCCCGCGCGCCACAAGCATCTGGCGCACCAGTCGGATCCAGCCGGCCGCCAGCAATACAGGAAACGACCCGATGAGCTGGAAACTGATCACGCCGCCCACCGGGCTGGCCGTATCGATGGCCGAGGCGCGCACCGCCGCGCGGGTGGACGTCGACGAAGACGGCACCTCGCCGCTCGATGGCGAGATCGAGCGCGCCATCCGGACCTACACCACCGAGGCAGAGGGCGAAACCAACCGCGCCGTCATGGAGCAGACCTGGCGCCTGACGCTGGACCGCTTCAACGGCGCGATCGAGCTTCGCCGGCCGCCGCTGCTGCAGGTGGTGCACGTGAAGTTCTACGACGCCGCCGGCGCGCAGCAGACGCTCTCGCCCGAGGACTTCCAGGTCGACGGAGAGAGCGAGCCAGGCTACATCGTGCCGGCGACTGGCAAGGCCTGGCCAGCGACAGCGGCGCGCATCAATGCGGTCGAGGTGCAAATCCGCTGCGGCTACGGGCCGGACCACACCTCGGTACCGGATGCGATCTCCGGATTCATCTTGGCGCGCCTGTCCGAGCATTTTCAGTCGGGCGGCCAGCCGAAAAACGAATATGTGAAGCGGCTACTGTGGCCGGAGGTGGTGTACGGATGATGAATGACCGAATCACGCTGCAGAAGCCCGGGCCCGGGGCCGGCAAGCTGCGCGCGCCCGACGCCTGGGCCAAGATCGCCGAGATGTGGGCGAGCGTGCTATTCCCGTCCGGGATCGAAGTGGTGCGCGCCGGCGCCGAGGTCTCGATCGTCAAGTGCTCGATCAAGATCCGCGCGCGCCGCGATATCGACACCGGCTGCCGCGTGCTGTTCAAGGGAAAGGCATACGACATCAAGTCGGCGCTGCCGGACACGAAGGATAGCCAGTTCATGTTTCTGGTATGTGAGGGGGTGTCGTGATCGAGTTCGATATGTCGCAGCTTCAAGATGCGTTCAAGGAAATGGCCGAGCGCGTCGAGGAGAGCGTCAGCGAAAGCACGCTGCGCACCGTCGGCTTCGCCGGCGCCGAGATCTTCCGCGACCAGGCCAAGCAGAACTCCCTGAAACACCGCCAGACCGGCCTGCTGTACGACAGCATCATCACGAAGCGCCTCGAGGAGGATTCGGACGGCGGCAAGCGGCAGGTCTACCTGGTCACCGTGCGCAACGGCGGCGGAGGCCGGCCTGGCGCCTTCTACTGGCGCTTCGTCGAGTACGGGCACAAGTTCGTGCCCCGCAACAAGAAGGTCAGCAAGAAAACCGGCCGCACGATCGGCTGGAAGGCGCACCGGCGCGCCGCTGAGCTCGAGTACGGCACGGCCAGCGCACCGGCGTACCCGTTCATGCGGCCGGCCTACGAAAGCAAAAAGCAGGAGGCCGTCGACGTCATGACGCGCACCCTGGCCGAACAGATCGCAAGGAATGCCCGATGACCCCTGAAGACCATATCGATGCCGTGCTGCAGCACCTGGCCGGCGGCCGCGTCTTCCCCGACGTGGCGCCGCTGAACACCGAGCGGCCGTTCATCACCTACCAGGCGGTGGGCGGCGCGCCGGACAACTACCTCAGCGGCGACCTGCCGGGCAAGCAAATGGTGCGCATGCAGGTCAATGTCTGGGCCGAGCGGCGCGCTGAAGCGTCCGAGCTCGGCATGTTGGTCGAAGATGCGATGCGCTCCGCTACGCATCTGCAGGTCGAGGTCGTTACCGGACGCGTGGCCACCTACGACGAAGACACCGACCTGCGCGGCGTTATGCAGGACTTCAGCATGTACTGCTGACCGAGCGCCACCCCTTTCCAGGCCGCCCCGAGAAATCCGGGCGGCCTTTTTCATGCCCGCGAGGGCGACCAATCGCCCGGGCTCCGGGCGTTTTTTCTTCGAAAGGCCCTCACCATGGCTGTATCCGTCCCCAACAACAGCACCTTCTCGGTCGCCACCACCTACGGCGCGCCGATCGCGGTTACTGCGGCATCGAACGCGAGCGAGGCAGTGCTGACCACCGCCAGCAACACCTTCGCAGTCGGCGACATCCTCGAATTCACCAGCGGCGGCTGGGTCAAGGCGAACTTGCGCATCTTCCGCGTGAAAGCGGCGACCGCGACCAGCGTCACCCTGGAAGGCTTCGACACCACCTCGACCAAGGCTTTCCCGGCCGGTAACGGCGCCGGCTCGCTGCGCAAGGTGATGACCTGGACCGTCATGCCGTTCATGAAGGAATTCACCGTGTCCGGCGGCGATCCGAAGTACAACACCGAAGAATTCCTGGACGTCGAAGACGAGATCCAAATGTTCAACGGCTTCTCGGCATCCTCGATCGCGATGAGCATCGCCGACGATCCGACCCTGCCGCACAACGCCGTGCTGCAGGCCGCGACCGATGCCCAGGCCGTGACCTCCATCCGCGTGGTGCTGCCGACGGGCGCGCCGCTGTTCTACAACGGCGTGCTGGGCTTCAACCCGAGCCCGTCGCTGGTCAAGGGCCAGGGCATGGTCGTCAAGTGCGGCGTCGCACTGCGCAGCCGTGTGAACCGTTACGCCTCGTAATCGTGTTGCCAGCCGGCGCCGAATGGGTAGGCGCTGGCCTTCCCAGCCCTGTGGGGTAGCTCCTCGCAGGGTCTTTTTACCTCTCTCGAAAGAAAATCATGGCAAAAGCATCCAAGATCATCCTCGGCAAGCGCCCGAAAAACTTCACCAAGACCGTCACCTTCGACATGCTGACGGGCGGCGAAGGCTGCGTCGAGATCACCTACAAGTACCGCACCCGGTCGGAATTCGCGGCGTTCTATGACGACTTCCAGGCCAAGCTGAAGGCGAGCGCGGATGCGGAAGTGGCCCGCATGAAGGCGGCCGAAGAGAAGGCCAAGGAAGCAGGCGAACCCGCACCGGAGTTCTCGATCACCCAGGAGAACATCACGAGCCGCCAGGCCGAGGTGCACATCGAGTTCATCATGGGCTGTGTCGAAGGCTGGAATCTCGACGTGTCCTTCGACCGCGATGCCGTCGCCGAGCTGGTCGACACCCTGCCGGCCGGCGCCAAGGCCATCATCAGCGACTACCGCGTCGCGATCGACGAAGGCCGCCTGGGAAACTCGTAGCCGTCGCCTCGGCTCTCTATGAGGCCGAGCCCTCCAAAGCCGAACTGGCGGTGGCGGGCTTGACCCTCGAGGATCTGGCGGCGGATTCCGTCGAAATCTGGCCCGAAAACGGGACCGCGTACGATGTATTCCTGGCTATGGAAACCCAATGGCGCATCGGCATGTCGGGACCTACCGGCCTCGACTACGCTGCGCTCCCGGTTGCACTCCGCATGGCCAGGGCGCCGCGCGCTGAATGGGCGCAGCTGATGGCCGACGTACGTGTGATGGAAACTTCCGCGATGCGCGCTATGCGCAACAGTGGGTAGTGCCCGCAAACGCACTGGTGTAGTATTGCCTCTTAACAACGGGAGGCTGTATGAAAGTGTGCAAGCAATGCGGAACGGTTGGCGAGCCGGTCAACTCAACTCCAGGGTCCATGGCGATCGAGCTGGTGCTCTGGCTTTGCTTTCTCATTCCCGGGCTGATCTATTCGCTCTGGCGGCTTTCTCGCCGCCATTCGGTATGCCGCGCGTGCGGTAGCAAGGACCTTGTTCCGGTCAACACCCCGGTTGGTCAAGCTATCGCTGGTGACCGGGCCGTGCCGCAGCATAGCGCGCCATCTGGCGCAGAGAGCTTCGGTCGCTGGTTGGGGCGAACCCTGGCCCGCAAAAAATAAATAGTCCCGGTCACCCGGGTTCGCTGTTAAGCCGCCTTCGGGCGGTTTTTTTATTTCACCATGACTCCAGCACCGAAATTCGCTGGACTACGCTACAGCCCGATACAGCAGGTTTATCAATGACTTAAGCGAGTTCAACATATGCCGGTGCTTTCCGAAACCTGAC